CGTTGGGTTAGGAAGATGATAGGTAGGTAAGGGGTCGGGGGGTGGTCCAAAAGAGTCTATTTGGTCCATCCCCCTAATTTTCAATAAGCGTCATTTCTTCTTATGTTCTAATATGCAAGTTGAGCTTTTATTAGTTACTATAACCTCATCCGGGTTGTTTCTGTGAATACTGTTTATGTAAAATGAGATTTCTTCTTTATCGCATGTCATTAGTAAAGCTGGTTTTGAGTGTGATAAAATAGCTCTTAAGATGTAAAACGTGTCATTGCATGTGATTGTTTCAATTTCGTATGTCATTCTATCCTCCTTTGTTTGTTATACTATATCTTATCGGTAACTCATGGAAAATACTTTAATATATATTTATGGCATGGTTTTTGTTAACCCTTTCATATAAACCTAAAAAGAGAAAATGCGTCTATTGCTGTAAGAAGGCATTTTCCGGGTAGGTGCTGTAAAATGAATATTTGCTTGACAAGCTGGTTCTACTCTGGTACATTTCCGGGCAATGATGTATGTCAACTCTCAACTTAATTTGGTAGTGCCGGGCGGTTGGGGCGGTTTCGCCTTTAGGCGAAATCGCCTCTTCTGTTTAATCTATATATATACGTGTAACTCAAACAAGGGGTGATTATGTCCTCGGCTGATAGGTCTTTAACTCGCTTCTCTCGTTTTCGTAACAAGGTTACTGGTGAAACTATTGACATTCTTCAAGGTCGTGCTGCACATTTTAAAAATGCTTGTCATAAATTGTCTATGTATGTTCGTTACAATTTCAAAAATCCTTATATTTATCATCTGACCTTAACTGTTGCTGAAAATCTCTCCTCTATTGACATGGCTCACTATAATAGGACGTTAACTTATATCAGGACGAAAATCAATCGTGCTGGTGGTTCCGTTAAATATATAGGGGTCAAGGAATGGCAAGACCGGGGTGCAATTCATTTTCATATATTGTTTATAGTTGATAAACCTTATCTTTTTCCTGATGTGAATGATATTGCTGTTGTTTGGAGTCTTGGCTTCGCGAAAGTTACTTATCCTAAAGTTCGTATGTCTCTTGAAAAGATCATGGGTTACATGGGTAAGTATATGGGCAAGGGCTTTGAGTATGGAGAAAACGGGGAGCGTAAAGCGTTTACTGCTTCGCAAATTAAGGGCATTTATAAACTCTCTGAAAAAAAAATGGTTAAATTGTTAAAATACTATACATTGGAGTTTATTCAAGACTTAAAATGTTCTTATAGGCGTGTATGGCGTCAAGTGGGTTGGCGGCGGCGGGAGTATCTTGTTGAGTTTCAATCAGATTGGGAGTTTGTGGGGGTGGAATATGTGCCGTTCTGAGGGTTCTGAGCTATGTCAATATTGTGGTTATGTTGATTGTCTGTTGTCTGATGGTCAATCAACTATGTGTGAAAAGGTTTGTAAGGTTCATTATGTGTTTGAATGTCCTGAGTGTTATAAAAGTGCTTCTCAACAGTCTCAAGAAAAAAGGGAGTCAAAAAAACCTTATGGGCATTTAAACCGATATTCTTCGGGGGGTAAGGGAGTATTGATATTATGATTTCAGCAATTAAGCTGATTTAACATGAGGGGGTATTTATGAAAATTACAGTTGAGGGGCAGGTAATGAAAATCAGGGAGTATGTAAAAAAAGACAAGTCAACGGGTTATATGGCTGATATTTATGTTGATGGTACTCGGCCAACATTGGTTAACAGTGGTCTTGATGGTACGTTGGATGAGGTTCGGAAATTCGTTGGTAAGGTCTGTCTTATTGATTTTGAGTTAGGTAATTATGACGGTCGTGCCGTGTATAATTTAACGGGTATTCGTCAATCCGGGGGTGTTAAACCGTGACAATTGAATACTGGAATGAGGTTAACAGTCTTATTCTGGCTATATCTCTTGTTGTTTGTTTCATTACGGGGGTTGTCTCGGGTAAATTATGATTAAAAGAATATTCGTCATATTATTGCTTGCTCTCGTGGTTGTTCAATTAATAGCGTGGCCTGTATATGCTTATGTGGGGGCTGTAAAGGTTGCTACTGATGCGGCTTTGGCTCTTGCTAAAAAAGAGGCTGTTGAGCAAGCTGTTGCTATTGCGGCGGCGGCTGGCGGTGGTCTTGTAACTCGTTCGTTGGCTCTTAGAGTTGTGACAAGTGGTATTCCTTGGCTTGGGCTTGGTATAACTCTTGGGACTATAGCTTATCAGATTTATTATTCATCTGCTGATGTAAACGCTGTTTATACGGCGGCGGCTGGTTCTGTAGGCTGGTCAAACCCTTCGGGTGGCGGTTCGATATCTACTAATGTTGATAATAACAAGGGGTTCGGGGCTGTACAAATTCAAAATCAGATAGGTGGTTCATCATTTCAGATATGTGGGGCCGGTAATAATCAAGAGTTTTCTGCAAGGCATGTTCGGCAGACTGCTGGTACTGATGAAACTCAACAACAATGGCGTAACAGGATGGGTTATCCGGTTGGTAGTGGTTGGGAGTGGGTTCAATGTGGTGGGCCTGCCGCTGGTTATGTTTATGAGTACTATGCGCATAATTCGAGTGCTACTTATAACAGTACTGACCCTTATTATTCTGACGGTGTGGCGTCTGAAGCTGATATTGAAAACTGGTTTACTGCTAACCCTTCCAATAGTTTAAACCCTTCTACTCGGTTTGACCCTGTTGGTGTGGGTGGTTCGGCTCCTACTGCTGATGATGTGCAAGTGATACCTTTACAGGTGGGTGATGTTGTAGTTACGACAAAAAATGTTCCTGATGTGGGTGATGTTGTTTTGGGTGATGGGTTTCCTCCTGTTGGTGATGTTGTGAATACCGATACGCAAGTAACAACTCGTGATACTGTTGTTGACCCTGTGACTGGTCAAGAGGAAATTACAGAAAGTGCAACTTCAACTTGTTCGGGGTCGTCACATGATGACAGGTCTTTAGGAAATGTGTTACAAACTCATGTTGATACATGGCAAAATAACGGTCTTGTTTCATCTTTGGCCGTTCTTCAGGGGATAGTATTTCCGTCAACATTACCTGTTGTGACGTTTCCGTCTGCAATATTTGGTAATCTTGATATAGATTTCAATGATTTTTCATCATGGTTCACTGCTGTAAAGGTGTTACTTATAGCTTCATCTGTTATATTGTCTTATCGCATAGTTTTCGGGGGTGGCTGATGACTGCTTTGTTGTTACAAATTTATTGTTGGTTAACTGGTTTTTGGTATAGTTTGAATGACTATTTTGTAAGGGCGTTTGATGGCCTACTCGGTGTGGGTGATTATATGGTAGCAGGGTTGGATTATACATTTTTAACGTCACCTGATTTTTCTTCTATCTCTTCTTACACTTGGCTTCTCGGTGCTACTGGAATTGATGTTTGTATCGGGATTATGGCGTCTGCATTGGTTTTGCGTTTTGCTCTTCAATCAATACCATTTGTAAGGTGGGGTAAATGATAGAATTATATATCGGTAAGCCGGGGTCTGGAAAATCTTATTATGCTGTTACTCAAATAGTAGCGGCTGTAAAGTCGGGTCGGCGTGTATGGGCTTTGATGGATTTGGCAATGTCTGATTATTGGGTTTCTGTAACTGATAAAAATTATGAGGAAATTGAGTCTCTTGTCAAGATCGTACCTGACCTTTCATTTATACCTGATGTTCAATCCGGGGATTTGGTTGTTATAGATGAATGTCAAAGGTTTATGAGGGCTGGGTCTGAGCCTGATAAGGCTTTATTATATTTCTTTGAAACACACCGTCATCATGGTATTGATGTAACTTTGATATCTCAAGATTACATGAAAATACTAAGACAAGTTTATATTCTTGCTGAAAACGTGTTCAGGTTCCGTAAAATGAGCTTTTTAGGTGTCAATAAGGCAAGGGTTCGTGTATGTACTGGCGTTCGTGATGATGACGAATTGCGGGCTTTCTGGATGTCCTACGATAAGAAATATTTTACACTTTATAAGTCGTATTTTAAAGATGCTACGACTGAGCGTACTAATAAAAAGATGTTGTTATGGCGTTCACCAATATTGATAGTGGCCGGGGTCTTTCTTGTTGCCGTGATATATGTAATTGGTTTCCGTTCGTGGTTTGGTTCCGCTGTTGCTTCTGAGGTATCAGAACAGCCGGGGTCGTCAAAGTCGTCAAAGTCTTCTGCTCCTCATGTTCAGAATACAATTAATCAGGCGGTTGGGGCGGCTCCGGCGGTTTTAAGCATATCCGGTACTATATGCAATGACGGTGATTGCTATGTTGTCCTTGTTGATGGTCGTATGATGTCACCTGAGTCTCTTGTTGCATTGGCCGGCGGCGGTGTTATTAGTGATATTAACGGCATAAAATATGTTCAGGCTGAGGGGGTGCAATATGTTGGCATGGGATTTAATACTAATTGAGCAAGTTATAGGGCTTATGTTGACTGTATTTATGGCCGGGTTTGTTACTGGTACTATAGTCAAAATAATAGTGGGGTGGCGTGATGCCTGA